TCATATGTATTCAACTATATTCTTGCCACCTTCATTATGTCTTTTCAGTTGCCTGGTCGTACACAGGATGCCAGAAAATGGTATCGTGAAAAGGCTGGTGAGATTTCAAAAAGAAAAGCTGAAGGTACTCGTTTGGTTCGTACCGCAGAAAATACTAGATTAAAAGCCAAATCACGTTTCCGTATCGGTAGTATGTATATGTTTGTATACGACCCAAAGCATAAAGAAACGCTACCATATTATGACAGATTTCCTTTGGTAATTCCAATTGGACCAGCCCAAGGCGGTTTCCTGGGAATTAATTTTCATTACTTACCTCCAGTACTAAGAGCAAAACTAATGGATGCTCTTTACGATACCGTAACAAATGATAGGCTGGACGAATCAACCAGATTGAAAATCAATTATCAGAAATTAAAAGCAGCAACAAAGTTTAAAGAATTCAAACCTTGTATAAAGCATTACCTAACACCTCATATCAGAACTAGACTTGTTTATGTGAATCCTGCGGAATGGGATATTGCATTGTTTTTACCAAGTGCTAATTTCTATGGTGCCAACAAAACCAAGGTATATGCTGAATCAAGAATTGCTATTAGAAACAGAGGGAAATAAACATGCCTTTCAATATAAGCGAATTTAAGGCTCAGATTGATAGATTAGGAGGTCCAGCAAGGGCTTCGATATTTGATGTATCAGTCTTTAATCCACCGGTGGCTGGTACTGGTGTTGATGTCGGCAATTTTAGATTCTTCTGTCAATCAGCAACTATTCCATCAATTACATTTGATACGGCTACATATACACCAGTTGGTGCGGCACCCGTACAATATCCGACTGGAGTCCAGCCTCAAGTATTTAATGCAATTTTTATGATGGATTCAGAACATCAGCTATTAACATTTTTCCATAGATGGATGCAAAATGTAGTAAATTATGGTACCACAGCCGGTCGTTTTTCAGAGGTTGGTGGTAAACTTCCATTCGAGCTAGGATATATGGAAGATTATGGTGCTAGACTCTCGGTCAAGCATTATACTACGGGATCAAATGAAAGCAGATTTTATGAGGTGATTATGGATAATGCATATCCAGTTGCCATTGGTGATGTAGAATTGTCTTGGTCGGATAATGATTCATTTCTTACATTGCCCGTAAGTTTTGCATTTGACCGTATTGAATATTCTGGTGAATTAGAGGGAAGTCCGATAGGTGCATTTGGACGAGGTTCTGGTTTATTAGATCTTATTGGTGCTGTTGCTGGATTTGTAGGTGTAGTTCAGCAAACAGTAAAACAACAAAAACCTACGTCTATTCAAGATGCTATTAACAGGATTTATAGAGTAAGAGGTTCTCTGGATAGATTAAATAATGTGCTTGGATAATTAAGGAGATTATACTATGTCTTTGCCTAAAATTGATTTGCCCTTATTTGAATTGAAATTACCTTCTACTGGTGAAAAGATCAAATATAGAGGATTTACAGTAAAAGAAGAAAAAATACTTTTGGTTGCTCAGCAATCCGATGATCCAGAACAGGAAATTCTAGCAACTAAGCAGATTATTAATAACTGTATTGTGGATGTTGATGTGGGTAAACTTCCTATGTTTGATTTGGAATATATCCTACTTCATCTGAGAGCAAAATCTGTAAATAATAATATTGCATTTATGGTTACGGATGATGAGACCGAAGAGAAAGTTGAGGTTAGTTTTAATATTGACGATTTAACGGTTTCTACAAACGAGGATCATACAAACAAAATTAAACTTAATGATGATTATACTTTATTTTTAAAATATCCTACAATCGATCAATTTATCAAAATTTCAAGTCTTATTGAGGAGGATCCTCTTGCCAATTATTTTATTATGACGTCTTGTCTTGATAAGGTTGCATCAGACGATGAGGTTTATAGTTTTGACGATTATTCTGATGAACAGATTGATGAATTTATGGATAATATGACTAGTGATGTAGTGCGTGGTGTTCAAAACTTTTTTGAAACAATGCCGAAAATTAGACATGAAATGAAATATAAGAATTCAAACGGAAACGAAAGAACATTTGTGATAGAAGGATTAAGGAGTTTTTTTATCTAGTGCTGAGCCACACGAGTTTGGGTGAATATTATCAGATGACATTCTCCCTGGCTCAGCACCATAAATACTCAATAAGTGATATTGAAAATCTGATGCCTTATGAAAGAGATTTATATTTCCAAATGTTAATTAATTATATAGAAAAGCAAAACGAAGGTAACTAACTATGGCTGATATGTCAGACGAAACAAAGGCTATTTTGGCAAGGCTCAAGGCCGAGGGCGATCTAGTGCGAAATACTGGCAAGAACTCTATTAGAGAAGTCAGTATTAAACTAGATAAATTCATGCCGGTATTTCAAAATATCAGAAATGAAATGATGTTTCAGACAGACATTCTGAGAGAACAAGCAGGAATAGCCAAGGAGGTTGCAGAGGCAAGGAGACGTGAGGCTGATCTTGCTGAACTTGCTAGAGACACCGAAAAAGATAAACCTGATTATACCAAAACACCAACCGCTGCTCAAACCCAAGCAACCGATCAAGGAAAAAAAGAATCGGTTCTTGGTGCTTTAATGGAAGGCGGCATAATGAGGAATTTAAAGGATCTGTTTATTATAGGTGCTGGTGGTTTCGCATTATATAATTTGGCAAAGGGATATATTGACAAAAAATATGATGGTGCGTTTACAAAAATGGAAACTTCCATTGGAGATACTGCCACAAAATTATATAATGTATCTCAAATAAAATTTGATGAAACCATGATTGAATTAAATAAACAACTCAAAGGCTTAAAAGACGATATTGCCGCAGCAAGAGAGGGCTGGGCAGATTTTAAAGAATCAATTTCTTCATGGTCTGGCGTCGCAAGCTTTATTTGGGATAATTTATTAGAATTAAATTTAGCATTAATTACTGGTGTGGCTATGTATAAGAGATTTCTTGACAAACGAAGAATTGCTAAGATGCAAGCAGACATTGAAAAGGCGGTCGAGCGTGCGGTTAAAAGAACAAATGGTATAAATGCAGACGGCCCAGGCGATGGGCCAAATACAAAAACAAAAACACAAACACAAACATCTCCAACCCCAAAAACCACTACAAGTGGTGATCCAGCTAATCTTCCGCCTCAGGCAAAAGCTGACTTAATATCTAAATCTCCAACATCAGGTATGACACCGGAACAAAAAGCACAAATAAAACAAGATGCTGGAAAATTAAAAAAGTTTAATCTTACTACGAACGCCAATGGTACTACTGTTTTGAGAAACGCGGAAGGCGGAACGTTTGCAAGCCTAGATGATGCCGCTGCTGAATTAGCTAAGACGTTGGATCCAAAATATTCAAAATTCTTTAAATATGCGGTAAGAGCATTTGTTATTGCTGGTGTCGCATTTACAATATATGACGTATATAATTTATATGTAATTTTCGGAGATGTTGACAAGAAAAGATCTCATCAGGAAAAAATTCAAGCTGCAGGTCCAATCGTAGGTACGTTGATTGTATCTAGTGGTGCTGGTTCCATAGGGGCAATTGCTGGGTTTGCAATGGGTGGTCCTTGGGGAGCTCTATTAGGTGGTGCTGGTGCTGCTATTGCTGCTGGCATGTTGACACCGGATGAATTTGGTGTATGGGTTATATCAATGCTGCTTGGTGACGATCCATCAATTGCTAAGCGCGGCGACTTTGAAAGAGTAACATCACAGGCATTATCAATAACGGATCGCCAAGGTAATACAACTGAATATGATAGTTTACAATCATTTTTTGAGGCTGGTGGTAAATTGACAAAGGGGCAGCGCAGAAGGCTTAGTCGAAATAATATGGCAGATTTTGGCGGTATAAGATTTAGTCGCAGCCAAATAGATATGGCCCGAGAACTAGCAGGTGGTGCATCGCTGGAGGATCTTGGAATACCTGAATATAATAAGGGAACAAACGGCTTTAAAGACTTTGGTGATGGGCGTCTTGTAATGTTACATGGTAAAGAGGCGGTCGTGCCTAGAAATAGTGCCGCAGGTGATCTTTTGGCTCAGGTATATAGTTTACAGAAAAATATGGAACCCCGTGTATCAGGAATGGAAGGTGTCTTGGCAAGAGTAGAAGGTTCATCTAGTGGTGGCAATCCAATCGTAATTCATAACGCACCTACTGTCGCACCTAATGTTAATAATGTTATTCAAGGTGGTAGTGTAATGCAAACCACAACGCTCCTTAATAACGGTGGTGGTGGAGGTGGACCGTTTAGAATCCTACCACAAGGTGTAAACTAAAAAGGGACCCGAAGGTCCCTCAGTTTTAGTCTTTTTTGGACACAAAGGAATACATTTCCTTTGCCTTTTCCATTAGATCCTCAACGGAATACATTTTGCAAGCCTCTTGCACTTCTTCCATTGTTTTCTGTCCAGCTTCGAACATCTTCTCAGCAAATTCTTTATTCATATAATATTGCTGATCCATGTAGTCTTTTGCTAGTGTGAGCATTTCTGCACGAATTTCAAACGGATTTTTATTGGCCATCATCATCTTCCTCCTGTGTTGTGTGTTGGCGTGATTATAATATATCACTATTTTATTTATAAGTCAACAATTAAATTGTGTATTGTGTAAGTGACAATCCAATAAATGCCACAAGTGTTCCAAAAATTATTGACACCAAAATTGCAGCATTAAAAATAGCTTTAATTTGATCAGTCACGGTTTGCCTCCAGCATAATTCTTTTTGCGTCTTCGTATCTTCCCATTTTGGCAAGTTCGGAAGCAGCACGAGAACGACCAGCGTGTTCACATGCATTAATCATTCCTGTAAAAATGCGCTTAAACATTCCTGGAAATGGATTTTTAAAAGTGGGTTGTCTATATGCTACAGCCATTACACCCACCCCTTTAGATTAGCATTGGTAACAATTTCATCATAATGTTCCTGAGCAATACCTTTGATTGCACCACGATGAAGTCCAATGTCTGCCAGTTCTCTGTCAGATAGTGAGGATAATTCTTTGACCGTTGCTTTTGCTGCTACCCATGCTTTATATTTAATGGCAAGACGAGAGAAAAAAGATGGTATATTGAACACGGGGAAGTTGACACCCGCTATTGTTGAAATAGTCATTTCGTTTTACTCCTTGTGTATGATATGATATGATGTGATCCGGTCCAAAGTATAATACTTTGGTTTAACCCTTTTACGAAATTATTTATACAGCAAGGTGTCAACTAAGGTATACATTATCAATAAACCTGGTATTCGGATTCCGAATATGTAGACAAATTAAGCTACCTCTAATTCCCTCTCAGAAGTTGTGCTTTGATTTTCCAAATACTCAAGAACATTTTCTGGTGATGTGACACCATATGGATCATCGTCAGCATTATCACGGCGACCTGGTTCTTCAAACCAAGCTTCTACGACACCGTTATTGACAACCATCGCATAACGCCAAGAACGAGTACCGAAACCAAGATTTTCCTTTTCGACAAGCATTCCCATTTGACGAGTGAATTGGCCATTACCATCTGGGATCATTTTAATGCGCTCGACACATTGATCCTTTGCCCACTTATTCATTACAAACGAATCGTTTACTGATACACAATAAATTTCATCAATCCCAAGATCACGAATCTTGTTATAGTTTTCTTCAAAGCCTGGAACTTGATATGTGGAACATGTTGGAGTAAATGCGCCTGGAAGTGAAAATACTAGGACTCTTTTACCATCAAAATAGTCTTTGCTTGTTACATCCTGCCAACGGTAAGGATTTGGTCCATCAATACTGTCATCACGAACTCGTGTTTTAAAAGTAACATTTGGTACGCATAGGTTTTTCATATTTGTCTCCTGTGTGTTGTGAAATAAAATAGGAGGCCTGAACGACCTCCTACTGTTCTTCATAATAATAAAATTTATTCGGTTAGTAGTTCTTGATCAAATGTTGAACCACCACCGATTTCAATGACCCTAGGTTTCTTTTCCTCAGGGATTACATTTTCAAGATTAATCTTCAAAATACCATCATTAAAGTCGGCACCTCTCACAACGATCGTATCAGAAAGTGTGAAGCTGCGACGGAACGAACGAGCCGAAATACCTTTATGAAGATATTGAGTTGATTCGTCAACATCATCATGGCTCTTTTTGCCCTCAATATAGAGAACACCTTCTTTAAGCTCAATAGTGAGCTCATTCTTGTTGAACCCAGCGACAGCCAACTCAATGGCATAGTTGTCTTCGTCAACTTTTACGATGTTATAGGGAGGGTAATTTGTTTGGCCTGGTGTTGCGTCTCTCATTCGATCAAGTACGCGGTCAAAGCCAATAAAGAACGGATCGTTCAGAAGTTCTGTAGTTAGTCTACGTGTATTCATTTTGCTATCTCCTTTTTAATTAAGCAAGATTATTTTGAAGCGGAACCCGTAAGGCGTTCCTTTAGTTAATATAGTACCTAGGATTGACAATGTCAACCCCTAGGACCACATTTATTTATCTCCGGTACTACCGAAGCCTCCGTCTCTCGACGTTTTTTGTTGAGGTTTTTCCTCAGAAACCATCAATGAATAATCATATACTGGTTCCAACATTGCCTGTGCAAGTCGCTCACCGTGTTGGATTACGACAAGACTTTCAGACATATTTTGTAGCATTATAAACGATTGCTCTACATAATCACTATCAATAATGCCGACACTATTAGGAAGCATCAGGCCTTTTTTCAAACCTGTGCTCGACCTATTATACAGTTTTAAAACATGTTTTTCTGGGATGTCAAAAATTAGACCAGTCGGAACCAATACTCGGTCTCCTGGAGTGATCTGAATTGACGGAACACCTGCAATAACTTTAGGAATAACCTTTGTTTTTTTATTCCATGTGTTATAGGATGTGACCTCTGTACCGAGTTGGATACATGCTTTAATATCAAAACATGCAGAGCCCTCCGTAGCAAAGGAGGGCATTTCCGCATTTTCATTCATAACATAGATTTTCAACATAATTTATTTTTTCCCAATATTGTATTTGACTTCAAGGTCCCAGTTGTTTTTCTCTTTAAAAGAAATAATTTTAATTTGATTGAGTGGTGCGACTGGATCTTCAGTTGATTTTGGGTCCACCAGCTCTAGTAGATCCCATTCATCCAAAAGATTCACAATCGTATTTCTTCGGGCTCTATCCTCATCCGTAAACGTATTTTGTTTACCATCCAGAATGAATAATTCTTTAAAATGGAGAATTGCATATCTACCTTTTTTGTGTAGAATGTGACACGACTGGTAAAGTTTACGTTCCTTCCGAGACGAAATTCCAATTCTTGTTAGCGTTTCTTTAATTTTTAAAAAACTATCTTGAGTTGGTAGCCTTACTTCTACACCTACACCCTTAAAAATATCTTCCTCTTGCATAATATTTTCACCTTTTTTATTATAGTTATTATTGGCGACAAACTGTAGGATATATCATTTCGAAGTACCTCCAGTTACTAATTTTTCATGAACAGTGGCAAGTTGCTCTGGAGATAGAGCCTTTAAATAAAGTTTAGCAACTGTTCGATTACACGAATATACATTCTGGATTGCATCAAGATCTTTATTCTTATCTGCTTTGTGCCATTTGGACCAGCGTTTACGTTTGCGCAGGGCCGCGCGATAGTATTGGAATTGAGCATCTGAAAAAAGATGGGACCGCATGTTCATTTCATTAGCATGCAAAACAGTATCATTAAAGTTTGCAAACCCACGGTTTACAATATATGGCGTATACTGTTTTTCGATGAGATCGGGATTTTCACTTTCGTGAATAAGGTCCTGTTTAGTCTCGGATGCCGCCTTAATAAAATCAAATGGTGTTATTTCGTTCTTCAATTACAATCTCCAATTCCTTCATAATATCGTCAAATTCATTAGCACACTTTGGGCATATGTTGA